CTATAAGTGCGCGCATTCCCTTTGTTTATTTATTCCACGCTCGAAAAGTAGTTTTGCTTTATGCGTTGCGAAACCGGACAAACAAAAATAATTTGTGTATTTAGTAAAATAAATTTGTGTATTTGATAAAAATGTTTATATTTGCTCTGTCGATGGGTTAATCCTTCGGCAATTTTTAAACTCTAACCAAACAAATAAACCATGAAGATAAGACTTTCAAATAACCCGCATAATAAACTAAGGGCCGGAGTTAGGCCTTTGGATCATCATAGATATGAACGAGCAATGCACAAAATGCACTTTGATAAAAAGTCCGGCGATGAAATTACGCTTGAGGAAGTAATTGAAAATTGTGTTGAAGAGTTGGCAAATTTTCGGCTTAAATTTTACGTGATGGGTAACGATATACAGATGGCGGAAGACCACTCTTATAAAATACAATCGTTTTTAGATTATGTCGAGGATAAAATGCCGGCTAACGATTCAAAAATTGTTGAGATTGCAAACCTATGCACGCAAAATTTATACGCATCGCGCCAACTACATAAGGCCCTACGAACTATTAACCAAGTTGAAAAGTTTTTCGATCCGGTTTATGGATAATTAATTTATTTATCCGCCTTGCCCGACCTTGAGATAGTGGTCGGGTTTCGGTGGTACAAATAATCTCTAACAAATAAATTATAACTATGGAAATTCACGAATTACGACCTTTACGAAAGTTCTCTGTAAAGTACATCGGCCCGACAAGTTTTAGGCAGTCAAAGATTAAAATAACGGAAGCAAAACGCTTTCGAGATGGTAAGCCAATGAGCATCACACAATCTTATTCTTGTGAGGTTGGCAATATTCATCAACAGGCATTGAATATATTAATTGAACTTGGATTCAATCCGGTCGCGAGATCGTCGGAATATAATACCGATTACATCCTTTGCGATAATTGGGATCAAGACTTTAAAGATTTGAAATGGTCATGAGAAACTTCAGCCTAAAACTATTTACCCAACGAGTAATTGTATTCGTTTTATTTGAGCGGTTTTTTTACTATTACATATTCGTTTTGTAAAGCCGTTAAACTTTACCCCATGCCTGACCTTGAGATAGTGGTCGGGTTTTGGTGGTAGAAAACTTAATTAATCTCTAACAAATAAAGACATGAAAGCAAATTTTATATCTCATCCAACCATTGGATACGTTACAGATGTAGAATGGGACGAAAACCCATACTACGAAGTAATGCACCTAGACAATGAGAAAAAAGTCGTTTCGAAACATTTCGACACAATGAAGGAAGTACGAAAGTACTTATCCAAATTTAAGATCACGACTTCCACTAGATACATTAAATATTAATATCATGAAGTTACCTAATTTAACACCATATTACCGGCGCAAGATCAAAACAAACTTAATGAATGCATATAATATGCGGACATCTAAGGACGTAGAGGAAGGACTCGCATGGTATCCCCGCGCGCATGATATTTGCGCTCATATAGGCAAAGAATTAGATTTTAATTCGCAGTCAGTTGCCCACGCATTAAGTGCGCTGAGTCCACGCAATAAATGGGAGCGCAACATAATCGATACGCGTAACGTATTGGAAGCCGTAAACGATGGCAAAACTCCGGACGATGTGAAGGTATGCACCTTCAACAACAATAAGATAAAGGCCTTTGAGATAGCGCGAGGGACTCGCACAATTGATAACGCATCGCCAAAAACGTATTCCTTCGTTAAGAATATCGCTGAACTAGACGATAGCAAAATAACGATTGACGTATGGCATTTGCGTGCCGGTTTTGGACAGACCATTGAAAGCGGACTGACTCCATACCGGTACAAGGTCATTGAAGATATTACCTTAAAATGCGCGCATGAAGTAGGTCTAAAGGGCTACGAATTTCAGGCGATCGTTTGGGGTATAGTTAGAAACAAATCAATTAATAATAATTAAATCATGGGATACAATAATTACAATTCGCCAAAGGATGCAACAATATGGCATAGGAAGTGCGAAATCACAGGGAAAGGTATGAATGAAGGCTATTCAGTAGGCATAGATCATTACTCATTTTGTATAAAAGACTTTGACGATTTGATGAATCATCTAAGGGACATAGACAAAAAGGGGATTCATGCGTATGTAAATAAAAAAACTGCGGACGATTTTAAAGTTAAAGCGGACGTTATGGATGTCGAAATGCGGAAAGGATACGATGAAGATCCATACGATGATCAAGACGAATTCTTATATGAAAAATATGAAATGTTGGGGTATTTCTACCCTGAATGTTGGGAATGCAATTATGACATCAGCGAAGCATATTGGATTGAGATCAATGGGGAACTTGAGGTTTACGATGGCGATTACTCATTTGAAAGGTATTAATCATGGAATACAGGGCAACGATACAATGGAACGATAACTTAAATTATGAGGATGTTATTGTGACTACTAACAAGGAAACAGATGACGATGATTATATATTCTTTTATTTTAAAGATGAAGATGAAATAATTTCCTATAAGAAAAAGGGTATTTATGACGACCTAAAGAATCAGGATATGCATAAATTTAGAGTCATTGATTACTATCCAATCGTAACGAATGTAAACTTCAATAAGGTATGAAAAAGTTTAGTAGTACATACAATGAACGTAAATCAAATAATCAATCGGTAAAAGCCGTTAAGTATTTGAAGATGCACAAGATACCGGCGCGACATTCCGGCGGATCTGTATTCGTGTTAACCAATGGCATGACCTTAATGCTAGACCACAGGGAAGTGAAACATTTGGCGATCTGTTGGGAACAGGAATATGAAAAAACTATTAAGGACTTTTTATCTAAGTTCGGTGACGATAAAGACTTTTTATCCAAGTTAAATAGCGGTAAGATTAAATGATATAAAAAAGTTGTTTGTTAGGTTTCCCTTGCCTCGATGTTTAAACGCATCGGGGTTTTGGGGTGCAAGGCAATGAAGTCGGGCATTAAATTAAATTAAATTAAATAGTTATGGGACGATATTATAGTGGCGATATAGAAGGAAAGTTTGTATTTGGAGTTCAAGCGTCGGATGCTGGGGTAAGATTTGGAGCGGTCGAAGAGGAGTGGGCCTATACTCAATACATAGTGGATCGAGAGGATTACTCTAAAATTAAAAAAGAACTAGAGGGTATACTTGCAAGTGGATCAGTAAAAAAAGTCGATGATTTCATGGAAGGAAGACAAATGTATAGCCACTCCGATTTAAAGGATGCCGGAATTACTGAACATGATATGTCGGAATGGGCGGACTATGGACTAGGTAAGAAAATCAAGGATTGGTTTGACAACAATCCCGATGAATACTGTCTAAGATTTGAAGCGGAAATGTAAGTAAATAGAATTATCCTAAGCATGATATTAAACTGCCTCCGTATCAAGGTGTGACCTTGACTGAAGATTGCAAGAGCATGAAACGGAAATTTTAATTTATTAAAGAATAAAAATCATGACAGATAGAGAAATTGAAATCATAGATGCGGTTGGCGAGTATGTCGACCGAAAATTCGGAGATAATGCCCATGAGGGCGAGAGTTATACCGAAGAGGCTCAGGACTACTTTAATGAACTGCTTGACAGGGTAGAGGATGCGTATAGCAATACCGATTGTAAGAATTGTTCTTATGACGTGACATACATAGACGAAGAGAATGGCGACTTGGTAATGATGGGACATTACTGCTCCGAAGGTTATGTTGAGCCGTACACGATGGCATCAATTGAAGATCAAGCGAGAGAAATGTATCAGGATGAGATGGCAACACGCACACTTAAATATCACTTAGGGTTATGAAAGGATACGATATTTGTTACAATTGTGGAGTCGTCCAAGAATATGGGACAATGAGAGATGTTAATGAAAATGATTTTGACATTTTCTGTAATGACTGCCACCCATCATATGATCTTAATGGTATTGAGGAAACAATGCGGACTAACTCCATACCGATGACTAATGATTTTGAAGAGATGCTGACGTATATGTACGAAGTTGACCGCGACAACTGTTTATTCACGCATAAAGATTGGATCAGAGAACTTGCATTGGCAATGACTGATCCTAAGTACAAAGAAAAATTTCTTGTAGAGCATTACGAATATGTTAAAGCCATGAGGGAATGAAAAAACATCCGGAACATTATGGTAAGGTGGCAACAATGATTATTGGAATCATTGGCCTACTTACTACCCTCCTTGCCTATTGGTTGGCAATCTATGGGACATATAAACTTTTTTTTTATTAATAATAATATCAATTCACGATGAAAATTTACTCAATTTCAGCAAACGACCTCAACAATAATATTTCGGTAGAGGAGTTTGAACTAAAGCATGAATCTTTAATGCACCGATTAATCAATGGGGATACCTATGTAGATGGCAATAAAATTTATTGCATATCTAAAACTAAACTTAAACAAGTGAAGACTAGGGAATACCGGCAAAGAATGGCCGAACTACGCGAGGCTATACGCGACCTCCGGAAAAAACATCCGGAATTTGCAATTAATAAATATAATTCTTAACTTTAATAATATAATAATCTCTAATCAATAAAACAATGAAAGAAAATTTAAAAGTAACTTCAGTAAGGTATTTCGAAACCCGCAGAGGACTCGGATACGAATGCAAAACAAACATCCCTAACGTCACAATTTGGAATGATGGATGTGGGAGAGGCACATACTTTGAAAATTGTATGGAGGCTAAATACCATAAACTTTATGACCTCGAAAAAGATCAGGACTATATGGAAGGCTTGATTGATATATATGAAGGTATAAACCGAGCATCGTCATGAGTTTTATTTCTAAAAGCGGAGCGGACTTCTTAGAGGAGTCCAACGCAATAAGTTACCTAAAAAGCGACCATAGGTGCAACAAAGCAAGGGCCACCAATTGGATTGAACACAATGGTATTCCTGAAGAACTAAGTGAGTCGTCATGCTATAGTGTAAAGAGTCCATTTTCCATTGAGGAAAAATTCTTTCTTAACCTACCCGATGCCATAGAACGAGCAGAAAGCATCAATAATTCAATCCTGTATCAATATAAGGGTAAGGATAAAAATGTAGTAGTTTATGATGATGGGCAATCGGAGGCTGACATGATAGCCAACTTCATGATGTATGACTCAGACGATGATTGTAATTGGTTAATCGACACCGATGATGATCATTATACCATAAGCCATAGCGATTTAGATACTGAAGAGCAATGGAGTTCGTGTTGGAATTGGTTAATGCCTGTAGTTCGGGCTATAACTACAAACGAAGAGTATATAGGTAATGACTACCGAGAACAGATAGCAGATGTAATTTGCTTTGCTCAAATACATGATGTTTACGATGCCGTAATTAATTTTATAAAACATTTGGACAATGGCGAGGGAAACATTTAAACACAACGGACAAACAAGAGACCCACTCAAGGTAGTGGGTTCTTTTAATGTAAACTTTGATCCCCATGAAACGATAGAGTTCCTGACTCATTGTGTCAATGCGCTCAGAGATGAAAGGGAAAAAACTAACCGGCATCTAGAATGGTTTAATAATTTTCTTGATCATGTGAGAAATGCAGATAGCAAAGTTTATACTGAGGCTCGTGACTATGCCGACTCGATTTCCAATGAAGAGGAAACAAACGCAACTATTTTTATTAACGCAGTCCATAACGGACTTTAATTTTATTTATTATGAAACAATATCTTGTAACCGTTCCTGTTCCGTTTAATCAACGCGGAATCTCTAAGGTCAAAGGGAAACAAAAGAAAACAGAGTGTTTTCTATGGACTTGCAACTCTCAAAGAGATGCTAGGGCCTTGACGGCCAACGCAATAGGAACTAAGTATGTTCCGGATGGTTCAAAAGTTTTTTATTTAGTCGGTGTAAACGACAAAAGAAGACGAAGTAATGGGCCTAGTTTATTTAGTTCAATTAAAACCATACTTAAAAGTGTACGCAGAAACTGAAGCAAAAATCACAGGAGAAATTCGAGAAATGAAAGAGGTCGTTACAACAATGACTAGATATAGTATGATAAGTGGAGATGTGTTAATACAAATGAAGATTCATGAGTTAAACAAGTCAATCAAAAGACTAGAGAATGCACTCGCCAAGACTCGACCTATAAATAACATAGTATGATACACGATAGAAAAGAATTAATTATGGAAAAGGATTATAACTATTTCTATAAAGATCATAGTGATGGACTAACCTATAAAGTGTGTAGTTTTTTTATTGCTGACATAACTTTTAAGATGTGCAGAATCTCATTTAACAATTGTGATTTCAGCAAAAGAGAAGAGGTCGACATTGAAACACTAACTTAAAAATATATTGTTTAACTCTTGCATTTAAAAGATAGAAAGCCTATCTTCAAACCCCTAAAATTTAATACAATGGAAAATAAAATTTATAAGAAAATTTTCAAACTGCAATCTGAAATTGGAACAATATCCAAGACAAACAAAAATCTTTTTTTCAGATCAGAATACTTTGATATCAACGCACTTGTGGAAGTGCTACAACCCCTACTTAAAAAACACGAATTAGTATTGTTACAACCCATCATAGATGGAGCCGTAAACACTATTATTTCTGATCTAGAGGGTAATTCTATAGTGTCTGTATTGCCCTTGCCATTAGAACAAGAGCCTCAAAAAGTAGGATCAGCGATTACTTATTACAGAAGGTATTCGTTGGTTTCTTTGTTAGGACTCAGGGCTGAAGATGACGATGGCAATTCCACACAAGGGATTTCCGGATCGGGTAATGTATTTAACGATGCAATGAATCATTTAAAATCCAAATCCCCTCAAGAAAGACCGATGGTGTTGGAGACCATAAGGAAAAAGAAAGGTAGTAAGATTACACCGGCTCAGTATAAAAAACTAGAGGCGATTAAGTAATGGATATTATTAAGGCATTAAAAGAAAAAACCGGTGGAAAGAAGGATTACCTTTCTTATTCTACTCTCAAATATGGACATCCTACAGGGGATATGAGATTGTTTGAGTTAAAGTTCCAAGATAAGATGAAGTATACTACTCCGGCCTTGCAATTTGGTTCACTTTACGACTGCTTACTTCTTACTCCGGAAAAATTTGACGATAGGTTTGTCTTGATAGAGGATGAAGACATCGTTGGTAACTTAAAAGCAAAGGGTATAAAAAACCCTAGAGCAACTAAAGTATATAAGGATTTACTCCGGAAACTAGAAGAGGATAACCCTGACAAAGAGATGGTAAATGTTGACGATCACGCTAAGGCTATCGACATGATAACAAGGCTAGAGGATTGTGGAATCAAAGAATTATATCTTACCGGAGATTGTCAGGCAGAGTTTAAAAGACCAATACCGACAGAGAATTATGGAGATGTAATGATCAGGGGGTTTCTTGATTGTTTAGGCGATACATTCATCAGCGATAGCAAGAGTACACAAAGTGTGCATGGTTTACGTTGGGATATCAAAGGAAAATATATGTATAGTTTGCAAGCCTACCTATATCGGGAAGCATATAAAAAAGATGATGACACCTACCGAGATTTCTTTTGGGTAGGTCAAGAGAAAACATATCCCTATTTACCCGCAGTCTATAAAGCCTCTGAGGAAACTCTAAACTTGGGTAAAAAGCAATTCAACGAGGCTATAGACAACATCGCTCGATTTATTGAGAGTGATCGCGCTAGTGAAACACACTATCGCATTGACACCATTTAAATTAAATACAATGGCTAAAGTTTATATTGGTTACGTCGGTGACCGCAAAACGTATGATAGTGGGATCGTTAAGTACCCTATTACATACAAACCTGAGCAACTTGATGAACTAAAAAAGTATATCACAGGTGCGCAGAGAATAAATGTGGATTTTGTTATTAAGCAAGATGGAACTGCATTTTTGTCTGTCTTCGATCCTAATGATCCGGAGAATCAGAAGTACATGAAGAAGAAGGAAGAGGTCAAGGAAGACCTACCATTTTAATGTTTAGATTAGTTGAAGATAATTTGGGGGGGTTTGTACCCCCCATTTTCAACCCATACATTATGAATGACAACGAGAAAGAAATCAATCAATTTATCAGAATAGCCAACGCGAGATATGGAAAAAGATTTAAGTTCAAACCACAACGAAGAGCCGTTATCGCAAAAATGTACCGAGCATGGAAGGAACGGCAATAAACATTCCTTAAACCTATCGGTTTATGATCGGCACAGAAAATATACAATAGTTAAAAAAAATTCAGAGTATCAACTGCAAAGGTCAGGCGATGCTATATTCTCTTCAGATAGTAAACAGAAATTAGAAGAGATATTTCAAGACATGATTAGAAATAACGGAGGTTTTTTAAGTGTAGCAATGAAATGAAAAGATTCACAATTGAAAAGAGGAACACTAAACCAAAAATTGAATTTGTTTTAGTAGACAAACCGGAAGTAAGCATACAAAAGGCTTGTTATTTTTTGAACCTATCAGTAAAAACATTATTGGGACGAAGTAGAGAGCGAAGTTATGTTGATGGAAGATCAATGCTTTCAGCAATTCTAAGATATCATTCTAAAAAAGAGAAGACTTATTCTGAGATAGGAAAAATTTTAAACAGGGATCACGCAACCGCAATACATTCTTTAAAGAAACACGCCTCTATGACAATATTAAATCGTAAAGGCTTAGCCATGCACCCAAAATATGTTGAAACATATAAGCGTTTGAAAGATGAACTCTGTACCCTATATGATCCTCAAACAGAAAAAAAAATAATTAGAGGCAAGGATTTAAGGTTAGCCATACAACCTTCAGCAATTCCGTTTTCTGAATGGGAAAGAATAATGGATTTAAAATTTGATATCGTTGAGTTAAAAAACTTAATAGATCAACATCCTCTAATTCAGGAAAATGTTTGACAAAAAAATAACCATGTACAAATCAGTAGTCGACACTACTGAACCTGTGGTTGTGTCTTTGTCTACGGCTTTAGAAAGAATTAAAGAAGGAAAAAGCAAGTCCAAAGTAAAAGAGGTAAGGACAGGGAATAGGTCTAAAAAAAAAGAACTGCCTATCGCTATGTTTTCCGGAGTTTTTAACGGAAGAAAAGATCAAGATTTAAAAAGACATAGCGGTCTAATTGTTTTAGACTTTGATCACATCAATGTCAAGGAATCAAAATCACTTTTAGGTACAGACGATTATGTGTTGGCTTGTTGGGCAAGCCCTTCCGGAGATGGATTAAAAGCGATAGTTCAAGTAAGCAATCCTGACAAACACAGAGATCATTTTCGTTCCTTACAATCTTACTTTGATAAAACATATGGACTTGAGGTAGATCCTTCGGGTATAAATGAGGCAAGGGCTTGTTATGAAAGTCATGATCCGGACTTAGTCATTAACACTACGGCTCAACCTTTTGGTATGATGTTATCAGAAAAGGCATTGGACCAATCAGCAGAATTAAAAACGGATCGAAGTTACACAGACTATAACAAAATGAACATTATATGTTCAATGATTCGTGGCGCAAGCGATGGGGAAAAGCATTTAATACTATGTAAGGCTAGCGTTTTAGCCGGTGGTTACATAGCGGCCGGACGTCTAGAAGAGGATGAAGCCGTCAGGGTTATGCGTAGGGAACTCGAACATAAAGATGTAGAGGATTTAGATCACGCAGTCAGGACTTTATTAGATGGAATAGAAGAGGGTAAAAGGCAACCGATTAGGGCTACCCTAGAAGAAGAGGCCGCCGCCATTAGAGAGATGCAAATTAACAATGGGGATATGTCTTTTGTTGCATCAGATAGTGAAGACTACAAATGGATAGAGGATTTTTCTCGTGGGGATATTGAGATGGGCCTATCTACAGGATGCCCTAACCTTGATCCTTATTTTCTTTTCAAAAAAGAATTTGTTGTTATCGTTGGCCACTCCAACATTGGAAAGACTACAATGGCATTGAATATGTTGATGTCTAGTGCCATCAATCACAATTGGAAATGGATTGTCTATTCATCTGAGAATAAAACCGGCGCAGTAAAGATGAGGCTGATGGAATTTTGCATGGATAAACCAATTCATAATATGAATGCTGAAGAAAGATTGTTTGCTTTCAACTTCGTTAAGCATCATTTTGTACTCATAAACAACTATCAGACTTACGGATACTCGGATATGTTAATATTCGCAGAAAAATTAATGAGGCAAGATAGTTATCAGGGATTTTTTATTGATCCATACAATAGTTTAAAACTACAAATGGGCCAAAGTAAATTGAACTCACATGAGTATCATTATGAGGCGGCATCAGAGTTGTTAACAATGTCAACCAAGAATGATTTAGCCGTTTGGCTGAACACTCACTCAGTAACTTCGGCTCAAAGAGCCAAGGGACAAGATGGTTTACAAGTCGCGCCTTTGGGTTCAGAATCTGAAGGTGGTTCTAAATTTAGTAATCGCGCAGATACCCTACTAGTATGGCATAGGCGATTAAACTCAGACGATCCGGAGGTTAGAAGAATCACAGAATTTCATGTGTCAAAACAAAGAAACAAGGAGACCGGAGGGGAGCCTACTCCAAAGAGTCAACCAATTCTTTTTCAGATAAATAAAAACATGACAGGGTTTCATACATGGATATCAGGTTCAAAACTTTTCTTGCCTTTAACTTTGCAGGACAGACAAAAATACCTATTTTAATGGTGTGATTGAAGATTACTATGAGATTGTACTCCAACTTCCGAAACCGCCGAGCCTTAATGCGTTTTATGCAGGACGTCATTGGACATCTAGAACTAGGGCCAAGGAATCTTACTTCAAAAGTATCGAAGAAGAACTTAAAGAAGTACCTACTTTTACTGCGGAAAGATTTAGTCTTTCTGTTAGGTATAATTGTAGGTTTGATGTGGATAATAGTATCATTTGCATTAAGTTTCTTGCTGATTATTTACGCAACAATGACTACGTTGTTGACGACACGCCGAAATATTTCATGAAACAATCTACTGCCTTTGATCCGAGCCTAGAGAAAAACCAATTTGTAGCAACGATTAAATGTCATGGATTCCAAAGAACTGAGTAACCAATATTATAAATGCACTAACAGAATACACGAGGCCGCAACGGCCTTGTATGAAGCCCTTCACTCTGAAGGAGGAGAACCAAAAAGAAACACAGACGCACTCCACAATACCATAAGAAAATACAAGAGAGAAACGGATGGAGAGTTTGACCAAATAAGATCACTAATCAATGAATTCAAAGACGATAGTTCTGATATTTCTTGATGGTCTGAACGGCATTAACTATCACAGACTGATGACTCCCTTTGTTCGTCTTAGAGCAGAGGAGGGAGTTAACATACATTTTTTTCAGTCTTATAATGAATTAAAAACATTTGACCTTACTAAGGTTAAAGCCGTCGTTACATCTCGCAGATGTACGGTTACAAACCATAAGGCTTTTAAAAAGTTTTTAGTTGATAATGATATTAAATTAATCTTAGACAATGATGACTTTTGGAAATTGCCCAAGGACAATGATGCCCATAAGTATTATAGAAAGATAGCAGGTCCTGACATCCTTAATACAATAAAGATTGCTGACGAGATTTGGACTCCTTCTAAATATCTAGGAGAAAGGATGAGAAAGATTAATCCTGATGTACCCATCCGGATTGTCCCGAATACCGTATATGAAAAGGAAGAGCAATGGGCAGACATAGAGAAAGAACCGACAGACGTTGTTCGATTTGGTTATCTTGGTGCTAACGGACACATGGCAGATATAAAGTCTATGGGTATGACATTTGAAGATTACGAACTTTATTGTACTCATCTTGGGGGTAAAGTGGCAAGCGAAGGGCATTACGATGAATACCTAAATGCTAAGCATCAACTTTTGCCTAAAGACATTCATCAGTACGCATCGTTCTACAAAAAGTTTGACGTTTCTTTAGCGCCTCTGCTCGGTGGTTCTTTTAATAAGTCTAAGTCTAATCTCAAGGTCGTAGAGGCCGCCTTTACAAGGACGGCTATTATAGCATCTAACGTGACACCTTATAAGGAGTGTATAAAGCAAAACAAAACAGGCATCTTGTGTGACAACTACGATGATTGGAAAAAAGCCGTCAAAGAAATGACTCTAGAAAGAGCAAAAGAGTTAGCACATGAGTTATACGAAGACTTTAAAGACGAGTATAACCTATCTAAGATTAATAAAGAAAGACTCAAGGGTCTAGTGTGATGAATTATCAGCCGATCCCATCTTATCTCAAAGAGTATGCACACGCGTTGACTCTGATAAGAGTAGAGATCAACAAAAAAAGATACAAAGGGACTCACAAACAAAGGACAGGAACAAAGCAATCAAAGTTATTAGGCGAAGTGGACAGAGAGTATTATACAGAATACCTAGGAATACTAGGAGAGTTATTGGTTCGACACTATTACGAAACTAATCCAGAGTTTTCCTCTTACAAAGCCTCTACGTTTATCAAAGGAGCAAGAAGTGTTAAAGATGATACAGATTTGACCGTTGTGAAAAATGGAGAGAGTCAAAGGATAAGCATAAAAACCTGCGAGTATTCTTTCAAGGCTAATTGTAGGGCTATGGATAGAGAAACTTCAGATATAGTTGTATTCCTTTTATTTGTTTCTCCAGAAAAATATATTGTTGCTAACTACACTCCAGAAGAGGTAAAGAAATGGGATGTTAAGCAGAGTTACTCACCCTTTTATGAACTTCACCCAAAACAATTCGGAACATCATGATTATATGCGATAACTTCATTAAGGATGAAGAATTTCTACATCAACTAAAAAACGATAGGTCTTTTTTTAATAATAACGGAACTTACTATTGGTACGATGGATGGTGGGTGGAAGAAGCCAACACTCTAAAGAAACAACTTATAGAAAAAATATGGGGTCATCAGTCGCCTTATCATGACGTTAGTGTTTGTGGTTTTGAATATTGGACAGGGCAACTTGGTCCTCAGATAACACATCAAGAGTTACCACCTCATATTGACAAAGACGAAGAACATAAAGAAAAAACAGGAGAAGTTATAGCCCCTCTTATCGGGAGTGTTTTTTATCCTGTGCCAATGGAAATTAAAGGCGGTGACTTAGCCATATATTCTTCAGGTGAAGATAAAGAACCAGAGGTTGTACAAGCCAAGTTCAATAGGCTAATAATTTTTGAAGCAGGCAAGCACCTTCATCAGGTAAAGCCTGTAAGTCAAGGGGTTAGGTCGGCCATAGCAATCAACCTATGGAAACACAAACCATCAGGATGCGAGTCAGGAAGTTTGCGTTATGAGTCACCTTAAATAAAACAAAATTTTGTATCTTCGATCAGCCCCAGAGATGGGGCTTTTTTAACCTTAAAAACTTTCACAATATGACACCAATTACTTATCGGCCTGAGGACATTCCTTGGGGTGAAGTAGGATACGTCACCTATAAACGTACCTATGCCAGACCTACAACAAAAGGACAAACAGAAGAATGGGAAGACACTGTAAACAGAATAATGCAGGCGGCAAATAAACAATTGGATTGTGGATTTAATGAACAAGAGATAGAAGAGTTCAAACAATACATGATGGAACTCAAAGGAACAGTTGCAGGAAGATTTCTATGGCAGTTAGGAACAAAGACTGTAGACACTTTAGGGTTGCCATCACTTCAGAACTGTGCTTTCACTATTATAGACGAACCTATTAGGCCGTTTACTTGGGCGTTTGAAATGCTTATGCTAGGGTCTGGAGTAGGATATAATATTCAAAGAGAGCATGTATATCAATTACCCAAGGTCAAAAGAAAAGTAAAAGTCGTTAGAGAGAATGTAAATGATGCAGACTTTATTGTGCCTGATAGCAGAGAAGGATGGGTCGAGTTACTAAAGCGGACGCTTGAGGCGTCCTTTGTTACAGGCGAATCATTTACTTATGCAACTCATCTTATACGGCCTAAAGGATCTTTGATCAAAGGGTTTGGCGGAATTGCATCAGGAGCCGAGGACTTGGCAAAAGGAATGGGACTTATTAATGAGGTTCTCAATGCTAGATCAGGAAAAAGATTACGATCTATTGACACTTTAGATATTATGAATATCATAGGAATGATTGTAGTATCCGGAAACGTAAGAAGATCAGCACAAATTGCTATTGGTGACTATGATGATTTAGATTATCTAAGGGCAAAGAGATGGGACTTAGGAAACATTCCTAATTGGAGAGCAATGAGTAATAACTCAGTAGCGTGTGATGATATATCTCAATTGCCGGAGGAGTTCTGGGAAGGGTACAAAGGAAATGGAGAGCCGTATGGTCTTATCAATCTTACCGCCGCTAGAAAGATGGGAAGAACAGGAGAAGAGCAATATCCAGACCCTGAAGTTATGGGGTTCAATCCTTGCGCTGAACAATCATTAGCAGACAAAGAAACTTGTTGCTTGGCTGAGATCTATTTACCCAACATAGAAAGCGAAGAGGAACTAAAAAAAGTTGCTACATATTTATATAGAATTTCAAAGCATAGTCTTGCAATCAAATGTTCTTTAAAAGAAACAGAGGCCATAGTTCATAAGAATATGAGGATGGGTATCGGCGTAACAGGATACTTACAAGCAACCGACGATCAAAGATCTTGGTTGTCTGACACATACAAGTATCTAAGATCTTATGACGATGAATATTCTAAGATCAAAGGATGGAATAGGTCTATTAAGTTAACCACGGTTAAGCCGTCAGGGACTCTATCCCTACTAGCAGGAGTCACTCCTGGTGCGCATCCCGGATATAGTACCTTCTTTATTCGACGAATCAGAATGGCGGCCAACTCTCCATTGATTGAGGTTGCCAGGTCTAACGGATTCCATGTAGAATATGTTCAGAACTTTGATGGCACAGAGGATCACTCGACTATGGTAGTCTCGTTTCCCTGTAGATTTCCTTCACGAACTATTGTTGCAGGAGACTTGGGAGCCGTCGATCAATTAGAGGTCATTAGAAGGCTTCAGAGAGAGTGGAGCGACAATGCAGTATCTGTTACTATCTACTACAAACTAGAAGAACTAGAAGAGATTAAGGATTGGTTGAATGTAAACTACATCAACGTAAAGACTGTATCATTCTTACTGCATAGCGATCATGGGTTTGCTCAGGCTCCTTTTGAGGAGATAGATGAAGCCACTTACTTAGATATGAAGTCTAAGACTACACCAATACTCAGCCTAAATCAATTGAACATGGAAGACATTGAGATTGCTGATTGTGACACAGGGGCATGTCCGGTAAGGTAGAGTTACAAGAACTAATCAATAATGATCCGTTGTCTCAGCGCATCGTAGATCTAAAGGTTGGAGATGTATTACCTATTAAAGATCCTAAAGCCATACAGAAAATTAAGGAAGTCAATGAGTCCATGCTCATTGGCTATGCCTTAGATGTCAACGAAGAGAAGATGAGTATAGAAAAGATCAGACCGACTGCGGCTGAAACATTACTTAGGTTCTATGGATTGGATTGAGGAACTTTACTATAGAGAGATTTGGCTAACTAAATCTAAAGAGTCTTCGGACTCCTTCAGCACCAACACCGAGGATCAGGAGGTAGAATGACCACTTGTACATCTTGTGATACCACTTGGTTCTTTCGTGATAAACTATTTTTTCAAAAGGCACGCTAACGGTTCTGACTATTGTATCAGCATCACAACCTCCATCGATTATGAGGGTGTCTGAGGTACGCATAATCTTCACTCGGAAGTTGTTCTTTATAATCTCTACTGTGTCCGTATTTGAGATGGTGACCGTATCCTGCACAGCAGTCCTCTCTATAACAACCGTGTCCATGACAATCGCTGTATCCTGAACTAGGATTGTCGGATCTTTCTTGATTGCTTTCTTTAGGTGCCATTGAGTGCTACAACTTGTAGTTAAAATTACTAGAAGTAAAGTTACAAAAAAAGCCAGACTTAGCGTGGAACATTTCATCGCCTCCTAGAGTTCTCGAAGAGGCGGCTCTCCATCCTGTCCATTTGTTTCTTAATGTCTGAGATGTCGGCCTTCGTCTCGATTATGGCGTTCTCAATAATCTCTGTTTGCAACTTGAATTGTTCGGCTGACACAGGAGGGACGGGGAGTTCCTTAGCGATTTCCACCTCGTTCATCATCATTGTATAGCCAGAGGCTGCCATGGCAACTGTCATACTTATCGCGATTAATGTCTTGATGCTAATACCAAAGACTCGGTCTTCACCGAACTCATCCAACCTATCTATAGCAGATTTTTTAGTCATTTCTTTCCTGCGAACTTTTCTATTCCAGAGATGCCAAAGCATCCCAATGTAACAACTGTGAAACTGTTGTATATGAACTCATTGACCACAAGGTCGTGTCCAAACCAACCAGTAATGATGTCAATTAACATCACTAAAATCATAATGGCAAACGAAGCAAACCCGACTACGGACTTTTCGTTGATGTCATTATCGTCTTTAAAAATATCTGTGAATCCCATACTACAAAGGTAATACAGTAATATTAACCCTACTCCTGTGAACCTGACTTTATGTAGTCCCTATCCATAGCCTCTAAGAACAACCGCGTATTGGTTCTGTTATCTCTTAGCCAGTTCTTTTTTAGAATACTCTGTTTTTTGTAAACATCTTTTAATTCTTTTTCATACCTTAATTCAGACATTTGTGGAAGACCTCGATCTTTAAGCCGTTGAACCTCGTCGTCCAACTTATCTTTAACATCCCGTATTTTCGCCTCAGTTTCTTTATAACTCTCTCTGAGACGTCTAAGTTTAACTGGGGTCATTCCACTATCTGCAAAATCCAACTGGCCTTCTATTTGCTTACCTTTAATTATGTCTTCTGATGAAGGACTAATCTCTTCAGACCTTTTTAGGTAAGGCAAAAGATAACTAAATTCTTTGTTAGCCTCAAAGTCTGTAGTTGGTTGTGCAACAAATGCTCTTATGAAAGATATGTCTTTTAACTTGACGTTTTCAGATTCTCCTTTTAATACTCTATTTATAGCCTTCTTAAAGTCATCGGTGTCCTTTATAACCTTAGAGCCTTGATAGGCGCCATCAATCCAATTAGCATTACGATTAGCAAAACCTAAAGGCCCTGGTGCTATTTGTTGAAACGCATAGTCTAATGCTTTCGGGGCTATGTAATCTTTTCCATCCTTCTTAGCGCTGCTTTCTTCGGTTCCTGTGGCTAAAGCCTCAGACAACCAACGAGCGGGATAACTACCGCCCTTGTCTGCCTCAAAATAATATTCATTTATTTTGTTTCGTTTCTTTTCCTTATAAATAGGAGATCCAAACCATGTTTCATTAGTTATCAGGTCGGCAACTGGAGCCAGACCCGTTTGCCCTAATGTGTTTTTAACAAACCACTTAGGACTCATAAAACCCTCTGATGTACGAGGTATAGCAACCGGACTAAAAGCACTAAAAGTTGTTTGAAGTAACTTTGTCATATCTCCGCCCAATGAACCAGCATAGTTTGGATCTCGCATTCTTTGTTGCATGTCAAATAATCCCTTTCCAAGACTTGGGAAAACATTGTAGCCGTAAGGCTCATACACTCCAAGAAATAATCCGCTGGGCTTATAATAACCTAGTCGAGTAGATCTTAAATAATCAGGCTCTAGTTCTATGTATTTCCTACCGTATTCTTTATCCTCAGCCCCACCAATAACAGGCTCATCATCTTCATCACCTATTCCGTAGTTAATCATTTGAGTCATGAAACCAAGACCAGTCAACATGGCACTCATAGTGACCGCGTCTAATGTGCTAAATAAGTTTTGATATACGGCGTTAGACCCCTGCGCTCCTGCATTAAAAAACATAAGGTAAGAACCAATCAAAGGACCCATAGATCCTACTTGATTAAAGTTTACCGTTAACTCTTTGGCAAGTTCTGCTGCTTTTTCAGGACTTACCCCTCTATCTCTAGCGGCAACAAATGCAGAAAGACGAGAACTGTTTTCAAAAATATCATTAATACCTGCGAAAACATCAGCCGCAAATTTAACGCCATTTTCTAATTCTTTCAGAGACGTAGCCTTATTAGAAAGCACACTCATGTCAACATTTTTAAGTTTTTTTCGTAAAGCCCGAACGTCATCTTGACTCATGAATCCCGTTTTAGCACCATACTTTTTAAACTCTTCAAAGTATTTTAAGTATTTGTTGTCCGATTTTTTACCTAGTGCCTCTTGACCAATTGCTTTCATGGATGGAAGAATACCGGAAACAAATTGAAATCTTATTTTAGCAAGTTCTTTAGTTTGCTCGGCTTTGCTTTTTTCAGAGATACCAAATATTTTTTGTTGTTTTTTACCCCCCAAAGAGATAAACGCCATACCAAAGTCTCTCTCAAAGTTAGGAATCCAAAAGTCCGGAGACCACTGTGTAAGAGTCCTTGACCTAAATGTAGTTAAGTTCTTAAAGGCTGAAGCAACTAGACCCATTCTCATCATATTACCACCCTTTAAAACAGTAGCGAGGTAACTCATATCCTCACTAAACTCTATAATGTACCTGTCCCCATTTATCCTTACCTGAACTTGATTTGGATCGCTGGCAACCTTACTTAATTTATCTTTAGAGCCATCAAACTTTCGAGTAGATATTAATTTATTATCTACCAAAACTTCTCTAGAAATAGGATCATTTAACAGATTATAAAACCTTATAAGCACTTCATTCCTATGATTATTTGAAATTGCTTTCTTTCTATCAATAATTAAATTCACTAAAATATTTCCAGCCTTTGAATCTCTGCCTTTTCTTCTTCCAACTGGTTTAGTAACTTCTACTCCTTGAGCCTTAGAGGGTCCAGTATTTTGTGGCCTTTCTTCTGGTGTTTTTTCTTCAATCTTTTCAGATCTTTCATAATCTATATCACCTGAAACAAGTCTGTAAAGACCATCTGCAAGATTGCCTAGGGTAACTTTAAACTTACTCTTCTTTTCGCCTTTAGGTTCGTTATTTTCATTTTTATTATCCACCTGAAGGTCAGAGGTTATGTCTGATTCGAGATAAGGCACAACGCTTGGGTCGGCAAATCCCCACAAAGGAACATAGAGATCTCCATAGGTCTCAGACCATGCGGCTCTTTGGTCCTTAGCCTTAGTAGCCTCTTGTTCTGTCGGGAAGTTTTGAATGACCTCTCCTGTTTTTTCTTTAACTAAAACATAGTAAACTTCACCCTCATTGATTTCAATCTGATTGCCGTCTTCATCTCTTTTCTTATTAAAAACAAAAGGACCTGTGCGCTCCTCAACAATTTCACCGCCAGGCATAAGGTTCTCCATTAAGATTTCTCGTGTGCCTTCGGCAACGCTCATCCATTCTTTAACAACCTTTGCTATTTCTTTACCTGACTTCATGCCTGCGGGTGTGTCTTTTTCAGAAGACTTGCTTAATAATTCAAGGAATCCGTTTAGGTCATCAAAAGTTGCAGATTTATCTATACCATACTTGGCTAATTCTTTTCTTGCGTCAGCATCACTCATACCAGAAGCGCTTTGCTTGTCGCTCAAGACTCTTCCTACCTCATTAACTCCTAAAGCCGTCATGGCTAGCAAGAGGTCTGAGGTCTGATCAATACCCATACCCGCAGAGTTCATTGTTTCAATGATAGTTCCTAAGTCCTCTTCAAACTTATTGCTTTGATCTAAGGCGGCAGAGTCGCCAAGTATTAACTTATTCCTTACGTCTTTAGTCAAATTAATATCAACGCCAGCATCTTCTAACTCTCTTTGAAGCAAGAATATTTTGTCCATGGCGTTTATAATTAGTTCTTTAGCACCTCCTATTTCTCTAACACCTTGAAAATCTCTTTGCTTGAGTCGTATCCTAGGTTGATATCTTTTAACTCCTCTACGAGTAATTAATTTTGAACGTCTCTTACTTCTTTCTTCAAAGTCTAACATGAAATTACCAACTGAGGATAGCGCATCGTCCGTGGCAACATTAGCAAAACTAGAATTACCCGCAATATCACCTACGGCTTTATTATAGTCTTGTTGAAGTTTTTCTCTTCTTTCTTTTCTTCCAGCCTCAAACTCTTTAGCATCTTCTATACTTATGTCGGGATTAAACTTACCAGAGCGGATATCATCTTCTCGCTGATTCCTGGTTAAATCTTGCTCCTCTTGTTTCTTTTGCTTTTTGTCTTGCTCTTCCATAGCATCAAGAGCATCTTTTCGTTCCTGATCTCTAGCAGGCTTTTCTCTATTCCATTGAGCAAGTTCTTCAGGAGTTGCGTCCGGTGGAAGTTCACTCATTAGTTTAGATCGTTCTTCTGTTTTGGCTGCTTTTTGACTTGGGTCAAGCGCAGCACCAGAGGCATATACTTTAGAAAAAGCATTTAAGAAATTAACCACACGTTGATCAGAGTCAAACTCGTTACGAACATTTGTGAAGGCCCCTATATTAATACCGAACTTTTTAAGAATCTCATCAATAAAGGACACTAAAGTATTCTTAAACTTAGACTTGCCTGACTGACTTAACTGACCATAAGCGCCTGACAATTCTGCGGCAACATCAGCAAGAAACTCTTCTCCTTTTAATCCTTCGGCATACTCAGCAGAGTTTATAACATCATCAATTCTTTTAACCAAAGCGGCGTCCTCTTTGTTAGACTTAGACATTACATCTCTGAGTCTATTAGACATGACCCTAGCGATCTCTTGGTCCTGACCAAACTCTCTAGCAAAGACAACATGAAAAGCATCGTGTATGATGTCTATTGGTTGAGCGTTACGAGACTCAACATGTATTTGTTGTTTGCCGTTCTTAGTATTAACAATAAACCTAGCACTCTC